ACAATACTGCGGCAAAATAGAGGGGCTTGGCAGTCAACGAACGACTAGCCCGACTCCGACTACCCCAACTCCCACCGGGTCTCGTGTGCCTAAAATGGCTAACGGGGTCTGCCCGCCGGGATATCAGCCTGAAATGGGCGCTGGCGGGTATACAGACTACTGCGTACCGCAGGGCACTTACGATGGTGATGGTGGCGGCGGTGGCGGTCCTGAATATACGCAGCCTCCGGTAAATCCGCCCCAATGCGCGATGGGCGAATACTATGATTGGGTACAAGATCGATGCGTGCCGTTTGAAACCCGTCCGCCAACTGATGATGAACGGTGTGGACAAAATGCTATTTACATCGAAGGAATTGGATGTGTACGTATTCCGGGCACAGACGAAAAGGGCGCAGCAGGAGGCTATGTGAAGAAAGGTAAGATCAAGAAGAAGCGGTATCAGACTGGCGGCATTGCCTCCTTGACCCGCAGTTCGGATCTGGGTGCTGCTGTGAACCCGATGGACGGCTACAACTTCGGCTTCGCCGGGGGTGGTATGGCTGCGATGCCTGAGTACCGAGCCGGAGGCAAACTCCTGCGAGGGGCTGGCGACGGCATGTCTGACGATATCCCTGCCGTAATTCGTGGTAAGGGTGTGCAGCGGGCGGCCTTGGCAGACGGAGAATTCGTCATCCCTGCCGATGTGGTCTCGCACTTGGGCAACGGTTCTACCGAGGCAGGTGCCAAGAAACTGTATAAAATGATGGAGCAGATTCGTCGAGCGCGTACGGGCAAGGGCAAGCAAGCCCCTCGTATTAACCCTGACAAGTACCTGCCCCGCTAATCACGGAGATCAACATGTCTTCTACTCCGACTTCAACTGAAACAACTACAAGTAATATCCCGGCGTGGGCACAAAAGTACGCCACTGACTTACTTGGATTTGGCGCGGCACTAACCTATCCCAAGATCAATCCGGCTACGGGCAAGCTCGAAACTGGATTTACTCCGTATGGCGGGGAACTTGTTGCTCAGCCTAGCCCGCTTCAAGAGCGTGCTTACGGGGACATCTCTCAGATGCAGGTTGCCCCGCAGTTGGGGCAGGCCACAGGGTTTACGGGACTCGCTGCGCTTCAGGCACAGGATCTTGCCCAGTACGACCCGCTTCGTCAGCAACAGTATTACCGGTCGCCGTTTGAACGTCCGAGGCAACTGGGTCGGTACATGTCGCCCTACATGCAGGGCGTAGTTGAGCAGCAGAAGCAGCAGGCAGTTCAGGACTATGCTCGGCAGATTCCGGGGCTTCGTGCTACGTCTACTCGTGCGGGTGCACTCGGCGGGACTCGTCAGGCGCTCGTAGAATCTGAGGCTCAGCGTAATTTGCAGAATCAGTTGCAAGGTATTCAAGCGACTGGGCTTCAAAACGCTTATCAGCAGGCAGTTCAACAGGCTGCACAAGACGCTCAGCTTCGCGCTCAATACGGTCTCTCTGGTACGCAGTTGGCCGAACAGTCTCGTCAGTTTGGTGCGGGCCTTGGTCTGCAAGGTCTTGAACAGCAGCGCCTTGCCGCTAAGCAACTTGCCGATATTGGTGGGCAGCAATTCGAACAGCAGAAGGGTATTACTCAAGCACAGTTGGGCGCGGGAGCGCAGCAGCAAGCTTTGAAGCAGCAGATGCTGGCGTCGAACTATCAGCGATTCATTGACGAAATGAGCTATCCGTACAAGCAGCTTGAGTTCTTCTCTAACTTGCTGCGCGGTATGCCTGCTGGCGATACAACTAGAAGTCTGTATACGCAGGGTCCGAACGTCACTTCGCAGTTGTATGGTTTGACGGGCGGTCTTGGTGGTCTCTTCGGGAGCTTTGGAGGTCAGTCGTGATTGGCCCAACTAGCGATACCGCGAAGGCGATGATGCAGTCGCTGACGCAAAAGATTCAGATGGGTATGCCTGTCGATCAGGCTATTCAATACGTCAAGAGTCAGGCTGCAACCGGCGTGGCTCCTTTCGTAGATCTTTATGCATTGCTCAATCAATTTGAGCGAATGAAGCAGCCTCAGAAGCAAATGCCTGTTGGCGGCACTATCAAGCAGCAACTTGATAACGTAGAAGCCTTGGCTTCAAGTGGTCTTGGCGGGATTCGTAGGGAACCTGCGGAAGCAATGATGGGTCGCGGTATTGGCGCACTCAACGCAGGGACTATGGAAGATCCGGTGTTTGCCGCTGCTGGGGGCGGTATTGTTGCGTTTGACGAAGGTGGCGTGACTGCTGCTAACGTGAAGAAGCCGTTGCCTAAAACTTGGGAAGAAGTACGGGCACAAGCCGAGCTTGGTACTAAAGAAGATATTGCAGGGCTTGAAGAAGAAATTGCCCGTCAGGAAGAGTTTGAGAAGCGGCTTGGTATCGGTCGTTACGCTCCGTCTCGTGGGCTGAAAGAAGCTGAAATGGAGCGTAAGCGCAAGGCGCAGCAGCAGGCTGAGTCCGAGATGGACGACCTTAGCCGAGAGAAGTTTTACGCCGACGTTGCCGAGATTGGATCAGAGGCTGGCACTCGGGAGACCAAGGCTCCGACTTTCTTGACCGCGCTCTCTAAGGCCAAGGCTCGTCAGCTTGAGCGTAAAGAGAAGAAGATCGAACGCACTCGCACTGCCGAGGATGCATATAACGCCAGTAAGATTGCGATGGTTGAAGCAGATGAGGCTTTGGCCGCAGGCGATCTTACTCGGTACCGCACTAAAGTTGCGGAAGCCAAAAAGTTGCGTGACGAAGCAACTCAGAAAATTGCTGAAGGTGAGCAGAAGAAGGTTGAAGATTTGCGTAGCCGCGAGACTAATCTTCGTGTGGCACGGGCGCAGCAGGACACGCCGCTTGCTCGTCAGCAAGAAAAGATTCGCACGATGAGTGAGTCAGATCCTAACTATGCCAAAGAAGTTAAGAAACTTCGTGACATGGAGAAGTCTTCTGGCACGGCTAGTGGTATCCCTGCTGGTGTTCAGGGCAGACTCCTTGGGCTTTACGCCAAGGCTTACGATAAAGTCTTGAATGCGTTCGATGATGAAGAACGAGAAGCAGCGCAAAAAGAAATGGAAGAAATTGGTAATGACCTTGCTGCGCTTGGTATCCCGATTCCCGGTATGGGAGGTAGAGTAGCGCCGAATGTAGCTACTCCTCAGACGCCTACTCAAAGCAACTGGGACTAAGTTAAATGGCTAGAAATGTCACCGTCTTTTTTACTGACGGGTCATCTCATGTCTATGCAAACGCGCCGGATAACGTAACACCGGACCAAGTTACTGCTCGTGCCCAGTCTCAATTTCCGGGCAAGCAGATACGCCACATGGATGGCGGGCGGGGCACTACAGTAGATACAGGCGTAAAACCGGTTACGCCTCCTGTATCAGAAGATAAAAAAGAGAAAGCAGGGTTCTTTGGATCTCTACAAGAATCTATTCAGACACTCGGTCTTGCTGATGAAGCCGCTGCGTTTGCGGCGAACCCGACTGAAGAGAATCGCCGTGCTTTCCTCAAGGCCGCTGAATCTAAGTACAAATCTGTTGGCGGGTTTGGCAAGGGCGAAAACTGGGAAGCCTTTAAAGAACTGCTTGGTAGTTCGCTCGGTCAGTTGATTGCTCCGGCTGCTGTGGCTACTGGCGCTAGTGCTTTAACAAGTCCGATTGGCGGTGCGGTAGCAGGTGCTGGTGCGATTGCAAGTCAGTACGAAATTCAGGCGCTACTGCGTCAGGCGCAAGAACAAAATAAGGCTATTGCTGAAGGCCGCACTCCTGAAGAACTTTCGATTGCCAAGGCAACTGCTGCCGCAGCAGGACAGACCGCGCTTGACGTTGCAGGATTTAAACTCTTTAGGGAAACCTTCCGTGCGTTTCCGTTCCTGCGTAATCTCGTATCGTCAGAAAAAGAAATTGCTGAAGATGCTGCACGAAAACTAATTGAAGCAGCAAAAGCAGGTACGCTCAGGTCCAACGCTAAAGGCGCAGTACAAGGTATTGCTGGCGGTGTAGCGTTTGAAGTTCCGCAGGAAGTAGCGCAGCAGGCGCTTGAACGATGGCAGGCTGGCCTGTCTCTAAGCGATGCCGAGGCAAGAGAAGAATTTAAGCAAGCGGCCATTGGCGCGGCCATGCTTGCTCCGGTTATTGGTGGTCCTGCCGGTGCTTTAAGTGCAAAAGCTAGTCGCGCACAGGCACAGGTTCTCAAGGCTGCTACTGATAATGCCCAGACTCGACTTAATGAAATTACTTCCAAGACGGAGCCGACCGCAGAAGAGCAAGCCGAGGCTGCGTTCATCCAATCCAACCTGAACAATCCGCTTGAACTTGCCAAGAAGTACAAGCCTGCTGCACCTGCTACGAGTCGGGAAGAATCATCAGTTACACCGCCTCCGGTAAAACCCGCCGTTACAGAAATCAAAACGGCTGAAGATCTTCTTAATGCACCGCCCAAGGTAGCCGCTGAAGACGCGCCCGAGCCGCTGCGTAACGAGCCTGTGAGCCTGACTGAAGATCAGGTTTACGAAGAGATCAACAAGATGGAGCAACAGCAGGAGCAGTTGGCTTCGCTGCTCTTTGATCCTGTTCAAGTAGAAATTCAAGCCAAAGCCGCTAATCAGCCTGTTGAGGTGTTCACGGCTAATCTGACCAAAACGTACGACGAATTGGCTACAAGGCTTGATATTTTCGATAAGAACTATATGCAACGGATGAGTACAACTACTCAAATGCCGGGGGCTGTACCCGGCATCCAGTTGCAGAGAAGGTTTACCCCGGAAGAACTTGCTCAAGCGCAGATTTCTTCTGACGTTGCCAAGGCACTCAATCTGGATGTTGCAGACGTACAGCCGCCAGTATCACCAGCACCGCCTACTGCACCGGAGGTATCCCGTGGAGCCGAACCAACGTCACAGGAAGTTATTGAGCCAGTTGAGCCTCAACCAACTGGAGGAGGCGCTGCTCTGCCTCCATCAGGACTTGAACCCGCAGGACGAGTACCTACAGTCGCTCCAGTTGAGGGAGTGGAGCCTCCTGCACCAGTTGTTAGTGATGCTGATGTTGGAGAAAGAGCAGTCGAGCCTTCACTAGAAGATGAACGTATTAAGAGGATTCAGGCGGCGCAGCCTGCATTAAGAGACATTGATGCGGAAATTGCAGCACTTGATGCAGCGGAAGCGGTAGAGCGTGAAAAAGTATCAGAAGTAGAAAGTTTTGCTAGAAGTGCCGCAGAAAACGCGATTGCTAACCAACGCAACTACGACAACCTTGAAGACAGTATAGATTCTAATAGAGAAAATATTCGTGAGACTCTAAAAGAAAATGCTTTTGGGCCAAACTCAACTAGGCTTGAAGAGCAGGCATTTGCCGCTTACGACGCTGAGATCGCCAGATTAAGAGGAACACCGGAGGCCGCAACTAGAACTGAAGCCGCCCCTCGTGCCCAAAGCCGCCTCACCGCAGATCAGAAGCGTGTTCTGGCTGAGCGTATCGCGCAGCGTATTGCTCCAAGAGGCGTGGTGCTTAATCGCGCTGGGCCGTTTACGAAGAGTAAAGTCGTCGTTAGTGACGCTTTTAACCCACGGCTTGAAGGGTTCCTCAAGGCCGTAGTCAACATCGTTGGGCTTGGCGATCTAAATATCATTCTGCTTAGCAAGAGTGATCTGCGTACGCCCGGTGCTAGAACTGTCACTACCGACAAGTACAACTTGTATGGCGGCTTCAACGTAGAGCCGTTGATTGAGTACGCGCTTGATCCTACGGCAGATGGTGCCGTCAATCCGTTTAGTAACGGTAAAGGCTACGCAATCATCCTAGATGAGAAGATGCCCATTCAAGTCATGCTTGAAACTCTTGGGCATGAACTTGGGCACATCATCGAGTCCGAGGCGTATACAAACGCAGATGAGAAAACCCGGACTGCGGTGTTCGATGAGTACCTTGCTTGGCTGACTAAAAACGGACAAGAAGATACCGCCAGATTGATTCGGCTTACCCGTGCATGGGGTACGTCAGAAAGGGCACTAGACGGTCTGCCCGAAAGTTCTTTGCTAAACGAGAAAGATCAAGAGTACCTGAAGTCTTTCAGCGAGTGGTTTGCAGATAACGTAGCAAAATGGATGACGACCAGCGAGAAGCCGCTGACCGTTGTAGAGAAGTTCTTCTCAGCCCTTGCAAAAAGAATCCGCAAGATCGTTGCTTTCTTGACTGGCAACCGCCCGGAGTTCCTGCCTGCTGAGTCAGTTAAGAACTTCTTAGATGGACTGACCCCGCTTAACGAGGCTATGACTGCGCCTCTTATCAAGGAAGCGATAGGGTTCAAAGGGCCGCGCCCGATATTCCCAAGTATCGACGGCATAAAGAACTTTTGGAATTGGTTTAGTGGGTCCAAGGTGGTAGACGAAGAAGGCCACCCGATCATCATGTATCACGGATCTCCAAAAGTATTTTCAATATTCCGGTCAGGCGGTCGCGCTGGGGCTATCTTCTTGTCACCTGACCCGCACTTTGCAGAACGCTTTACAGTTGATGCGTTTGATTACGACGTTGGCCCGATGTACGCGGTATACGTCAACGCCAAGAATCCGTTTGACTTTGAAGACGTAACGCAAATTGCAGCACTTGAGAAAGCTCTTGTTAATGAGTTCACTATAAGAGGCGGTGTAGTAGGTTCTACAGACTGGCTTGCCATGATGTCGTCTATTAGAGAAGGCGACTGGCGTACGATTGAACAGCCAATGGTGCAAAGAGCCATTCGTAAACTTGGCCATGACGGGTTTTATGTCATGGAGAGTCTGTATTCGCCTGAGTTGATGGAACGGATTGAGTCTAAGAATCTTGCTGTTTACGACTCAAACCAAGTCAAGTCAGCGATTGGTAACAACGGCAAGTTTAGTAAGAAATCAAACGATGTAAGGCAATCACGCCGGGTATTGGCTGCGACGATTAGCAACGTCGGTAACGCCGTAAACAACCTGCCATCTTTCAATAAGCGCGTATACGATGGGGTGCGTGGCGTTCTTGATTCGACTCGTATAACGGATGCAATGCGCTCAGCGTTGTACACGTTTTTGTCACTGCCGCAACAGGTAGAGATATTCGTTAAAGAACTGCCCACTCTTCGTAACCTGCTCAACGTCCTTAACGTACGGGCAAGTTCTCTCAAGGATAGGAAGGAAGACTTAGATCGTAATGTCCGTAAGTGGAACGACACTATCAAGGACAACATTCAGTACAAGGACGAGTTCTACGAAGTAGCGCATGAGTCAACTCGTTTGACAGGCCCGGACGGTAAGCAGGGTGTGCAGTTTAGTAATCCTATGCACGCCAACCATCCGTTGACTCAGCGGTTCAAACGTCTGCCTGTCGCGTTGCAGAAAGTTTATTTTGAGATGTTGGAAAGCTACCGCAAGATGTCGGATGAATACGTTGCACTGCTTTCCAAGAATTTGTCACCACGTGAAGCCAAACGTCTGCAAAGAGAGATGGCGCAGAAGCGCCTGCGGGTATACCTACCTCTCTATCGTGAAGGTGACTACTGGCTGCGTTACCAAGACGCCAAGAACGAGACGGTTGTACAGTCTTTCAAGTCAAACTACGAGCGTGAGCTTGCATGGAAAGAGGCTCTGGCTAACGGGGCGCAGCCGAATAGCAACCAGATATTTGCTCGTATCGAAGACTTCTTCGACGGTAAAGGACCGGGCACATTCTTTAATCGCGTCTTGGATGATCTTAATAAACGAGGCGTATCTCCCGCCGTAAAGAGATCACTTTACGAACTTTACTTAGATCAGATTCCCGCTGCGTCTGTGCGGCAGTTGTACCGTAAGCGTGATGGTTACAAGGGGTACGAGTCTGATCTAATGAATGTTTACTCCACGGTAGCCACTCGCATGGCTAATCAGCTTACTAATCTGGAGTACATACCGGAAATTGATTCCGTATTCGATGATGTAAAGGAAGAAGCCAAGCAGTTTGCCGCGTCTGGTCAGTCCAAGAACCGCTCCGTTCCGCTGCTCATTGAGAATCTAAATAAGCAGATGGAGTACCTGCGCGACCCCGGCAACGGCTCTCTAGTCAATGCGTTGTCATCGTTCAGTTACTACTGGTACATCATTGGTAACGTATCCACCGCAATCATTAACACCACTCAGTTGCCGATGGTTGTGTACCCGATGCTCGCGGGTAAGTACGGTATTGATAAGGCTAGTGCTGCGATGTCCGACGCGACAAAGCAGTATTTTAAGGGTGGCTTTGACAACGACAACATTCCGGGCGGCTACAAGAAGTTCCCTGCCGATTTCAGCTTTGGCGTAAACGTGCCGCCAAACTCGCCGCTAGGCAAACTATACAAGGCCGCAGTGAGGCAGAGTGCGATCCGTCGCTCCAGTGGATACGACCTCGTACAAGGCAGAAAGAAAACGTATGGGATGGGGGATTACGTTGGCCTGATGGCCAAGATGGAACAGATCCTAGGATGGACGTTCCAGAACTCAGAACGGTTCAACCGCGAAGTGACGTTGATCGCGGCGTTCAACTTGGAGATGCAGAAGAATGGTGGGAATGTAGACGGGGCTATCAAAGCTGCGCTTGACCTTGTGAACGATACTCACGGTACGGTGCTTGCTGAAACTTCACCGCGCATATTCCAGACTGGGTTCGGCAAGGTCGCATTCACGTTTAAGAACTTTGCTCAGACGCAGATTTACCTGCAAGCCAAGTTACTGCGTGAGGCAGTCAGAGGAGAAAGCCCGGAAGTTAAGCAGCTTGCTGCCAAGCAGATGATCGGCATCATGACGATGGCGTTTGTGTTTGCCGGTATCCACGGTATGCCGTTCTATAGCGCAGGTACGCTGCTCGTTGATCTTCTGGCTGATCTGTTCGGTGACGACGATGATCCGGTTAAGTCGGATGAAATCGTACGGCAGTCTGTCGGTGCGTTGGCGCATAAGGGCGTAGTCAACGAACTTTTCATGGCTGATGTCGCTGCCCGCACCGGATTCAACGGCCTCCTCTGGAAGGACGACGACAAGCGTCTGGAAGAAGTTGGCCCCGTGCTGTTTGCGGCTGAGCAGATCTTCGGCCCGTCCTACGCTGCATTCATGGGCTTCTTCCGTGGATATAAAGATTACAAGGAAGGACATTACGACAGAGCTTTGGAAGCTGTGACTCCTGCCTTCATTAGAAATAATCTTAAAACATACAGGTTTGCCGTTGAGGGCGCAGAGAGCAGAAGCGGCGAGAAGATCTTCGATGACTTCAATAGCTATGAACTCTTCATGCAGGCGCTGGGCTTTACTCCAGTCGAAGTAGCGCGGCGTTCAGAACTTGCAGGGGCGCTTGCAAGCAGGGTGAATGACGTAGAGAAGAGGAAGACTGCGCTTCTCAACAGGCTTTACTTGGCAAGAATAAACAAAGACAGGGAAGGGGAAAGGGAAGTTAGGGAAGATATCAAACGGTTCAATCAGAACGAGTTTGTAAGAAAGACTCGTAACGTCATCGGTAACGATGAGATGAATGACTCGTTTAACAGACGGCGTAAGAATGCTCGTAGTTCAATCTACGGCATCAACGTGCCAGAGAAGGCCCGTCGCCAGCTAGAGAAAGAATACAAATTAGAAGAAGATCGCTGATTACTTAATACGCCAGACGCGCACTCCAAGGTGTCCTTCCTTGGACGAGGCGTAAGCCTTTACCCGTACTTGGGCAACCTTAGAGCGGCAATCTATAACGTACAGCATCTCAGAGATCTTGAGGGTGGGGATAAAGAAACTATCCCCTACCGCCATGCCTTCAAATGGAAAGATCCACTCAGGCTCCATTACTCGTGTTGTCATCTAACAACTCTTTAGGCACTTCGTATTGGAAAGAATACACGTGAATAGGGGGCGTAGTCATACCCGCCTTCCACCCGGTCGAAAGCCGCATCTTCTTAGATTCTAACTTAACATCCGAACGCTCCAAGGCTTTCTCAAACTCGCCACTGCCAACGCTTTTGCTGGTCAGGAACTGCTTGAACTTGCTCTTGGAAACGTACTGAGTCGAGTTACCGATCTCAACGCGGGCTACGAGTTCGCCGTGCGGCTCGTTTACAAGTCGGCCTTCATCGAAGATCAACGTGCCTTTACGCCAATGATCATTCAGGAACTCACCGATCAGGGCTTCGTAATCCGTGACTCGGTTCTTCTGTGTGTTGTCTCTCACTTTGATTGTCTCCAGCATTACTCTGTCAAATATTCGTTCAATATCAAAATTAATGATGCTTGCTTCGTTGGCAATCTCGGCTCCTGCGAAGATGGCACTGAATGCAGTCTCGTAGAAGCGGAACGCGGCGTTCGTACCCAACTTGGTAGTAGTTACTCGCCTACTCCATCTATCAATACGCGCTCTAACTTCAGTATCGCCAAGGTCAATAATTCTGTTGATGAAGTCTGGCCCTGCATGGCCGTGGTGTCTATGCAGGGGGTCGAAGATGCGCTTACCAACTTCCATAGTCAAGAACGACGGCTGCATGAGAACGTACTCAAGCAAGCGCATGATCTCGCCACTAGCGTTGGCTTTCTTGGTAAAGATCAGATCGTATAGAGATACGTTAGATGACATGAGGCACAGCATGGACGCGATCTCCTGCTGCTCACGCTCGGCGTTGATTGAACTCTGCATACGCATCTTGCCCTTGCCTTGCGAAATCAAGTGGATCAGTTTCGATATCTGCTCGGGCGGCTTCTCCTGCACCTCATCCATACCCATTATGATGTTCTTGAGGGACATGGCGCGTAGATTGAAGGCGTTATCCGTTGATTCGTATACGCTGAGCGGCTTCGGTGCGCCCCATACGGAAAGTGCAGCGTAAAGTGATCCAGACTTGGCAACACCTGACGGGCCGGTAAAGCAGAAGGTCATGCCGTTCGTAGACGTATATCTCATCAGCGGGGAGCCGAACGACACAAAAAGACCGAAGGCTTGCATCTCCAACTCGGGTTGGTTCAGTTGATTAATGCAATCCTTCCACGCCTGATAGTCACCTTTCGGACGCATAAGCCTTGATACATCGCGTATTAACGGACTGGATGCCGCCCTGCGCGTCTGGCCCTTGCCAACAACTTCTGTCTCGCCAATCAAGAACGTCTCGTTATCTGTCCACCCCATCTGGTGACAGATCTTGTCAGCGGAGTTCTGGCTCTGTAAGTAATGTACCCATTTAGTCATGTATTCCACCAACTTAGGCCATAGACTTTGGTGAGGCGGGACAACCCCTGCCTTACCGATGATTTCTTTCATGCTATCAACAGACTGAGCATCGCCAGTCGAGATGTACTTCTCACGCACTTCGTGAGGCAACTTGATACGCACCAACAGTATTTCACCGTCTGACTCACCGTACATTCTCTTGATAGGAAAGAATTCATTAGTAGATATCAGAACCGGCTCCGACTGAAGTTTGTCACCGTCCTCGCCTATTTCGGCGGGGGGTATGTAGTAGATTCCTCCGGTTCGTCCTCGTATAAAGGGTAGGATCGCTTTAGGGAAAGCCGGAACTTCTTCGGGATTCTTTTCGATCCGAACTGCGTCCTCCTTACTAATCTCTTCGGCTGGCGCTGCAACGAACTTTCGTCCGATGGCAAGGGGGTTTGTGATCTGTCCCTTGAGGGGGCATCCGTTGCATCCACCGGGATTACGTTGTTCAAAAGTGCTGCAACTGTGCGGCTTACCAAAAGTTTCATTGGCTTTCCTAATCGTGGCTTCTGGGCTGTACCCGATGTAGTCCTCGGACAGCAGGTGAATGGCAGTTTCCCAGTCGGTGCAGTGACGGGCGATGGACAGAGCGGAATGCCAGACAGGTTCTGGCAGATTCTTGGCATTGATGATGGCATTCCTAATCTGATTACAGCCATGACCATCAATACTTTTCTCAGCGATGTCCTGAAAAGTCGTCTCGTAGTTGTCGAACTTGGCTATCTTGCGGGTATCTTCGTCCAGACCCTTCGGCACAAGATCAAGAATTGAGCCGGTCAAAATGTTGACATCGCCTAAATAATCTTTAAAGGCACCGAAGTCGTACTGGTTGATCTCGTCCGTCAGGAACTTTGTCGGGTTTGGCGGGTCAGTCTTGAAGTTCAGCGTCTCGGGGCAACGCATGATCCGTGTAACGTCTGCCGTTACAACCGGGTCAATCTTCATGTGATCAAGACATAACTGTTTGAATTTGTCAGCGTATGCCTTCCACTCGGCAATCGGCACGGCTTCTTCAAACGGCCAGTACGCATGGATACCGTTACCCGAATCAACGACGACGGGAGGCGGCAGTTCCGTGACTTTCAGAAAATGATCTAAGTCCTCAACCGCTTCGGCCTTGGACTTGTAATGACCCGGCTTGTCAGGCTTGACATCCAGATCGATAAAAAAGGAACGGCAATAGGCAGAGTAATCGCTCATGCGGCTGTGGCCGCTGAAACTACTCAGAGCGATGAATACGTTCTTGCCTTCTGCATTAATTTCTTCAACTAGCCTTTCTACTTCGTCAAGGCTCTCTGCAAACCGGTTGACTACCCGCTTGTCCTTGGATATCTCGGTTACACAGTAGACGCCCTGCGAAGGTAAGACTTTCTCGTAAAATTGTTTTCGCATGAACACCGACCCACTTAGATAAAAAAGGCGGGGCGACGGCCACCCCGCTAACAACTGAGTTGGAGACTCAAATCTTTCGCCCGATCATTTCCTCCACGTAGGCTTTAGCCCTCTTGAGGTTTGAAGCAGGAAGCACTCCGTTCTTCATGTCCTGTTCAACAAGGTACATAAACGCTTGGACGATCTTGCGCTTCTGCTCATGCATCACTTGCCCGCGAAACCACAGATTGACTGTGTTGCGCGACACCTCAAGTGCTTCGGATATGTAAGCCACAGGCAGGTTAGCCTCAACACACAGGCGACCAAGTTGCACACCCAAGAGCGTAGGGTCTGCCTGTTGCAGTTGGATCAACAACTTGTCGCCGTATGTGCGAGGCATCGATTAACCCTTCTTAGACCACTTCTTAATAACATCAGAGACATCAGCAGCCGGGGCCGCCTCCGTCTTCTTGGTCTCTCGGACAACAGGCTCATCAGCCACGGGTGCAGCCGGGAGTGCTTCCTCACCCTCGTCCTGCTGATACACAGTCAACTTGACCGCATTCTCAGCAGCCTTGGCTTCCTTCTGACGCTGCACGATCTTGGCATCGTCTTCCGGTACAACGCCCACAGGCGAGAAGAGCAACTTGGGCACAGGCGACTTGGTGTCGAACTGCATCTTGGTTACGACGCGACCTGCGGAGATGTTGTTATTGGCAAGCATCTGCACGTACGGACGGAACGGCCACTTGCCCGCCTCTTCCTTGCCGAAGCAAGAGGTAGCCGGGAGAACCAACTGCATGATGTCGCCACCGGGATCTTGCGGAAGAACCACGGCAGTACGCCACGATATACGGCAGGCAGAGCCGCTGCCCCCCTGACCAGAACCCTTCACAGACCACTGACACTTGTCACAAGCAGAGGCTTGCGGGTTCTTGACTTCAATATCAGGAGCCTTGGAGTCCGTTGACCAACATACCGGGGCAACCTTCTCACCTTCCTTGTACGCACCCGTGTAGTAGGTGCGGCTTGGAGCGTGGGCCATCTTCACGAAGATCACGTTCATGTGACGGTCTTCGATGGAGCCGATCTCTTTGCCACCCGCCATCTTACGGAACACACCGCCCTTGATGGAGATACGCTTGGAAGCATTACCGCTGCCACCGGCAACGGCACGTGTATCGTCATCGACCCCGCCCGGAATCTGGGCGAGTTCGTTCTTCAAATTTGCAATGATATCGTTACTCATAAATCCTCACTGACTGGCTTTACGTACTGAAATTCCAAACTCGCGCATCACATTGACACCGGGCGGCAACCCGTCGCCATCGTGATCCTTCATGAACTCTTTGAAGTTACTCTGATGGATGCGCCGCTCAAGTAACTGTACTGCTTCGTTGTCGAGAACAAACTTGTAAAAGTTCTCCCAATCTTGGCAGAAGAAGCGTTCATTCAACTTTCTCATCACTGTGCCGTGGCGCGTCTTGATGCTATCTGCGTTGACAGAATTACACATCTCAAGCATCACGGCTTCTAACTTCGCCATATCTTCTTTCAGCGCGTTGTCTGCGGCTTCGTAATCACGGGCCAACTTCTCACGCTGAGAGCGTATTGCTAAATACGCTTCGACTAACTCATCTGTGTTACCCACTTTTACTCCTTACGCTCGTTGTAGTAAGCGTGACCTTGTTCTATAAACTGTTTTGGACTAGTTACTTTGTGATAGTACGTGTCCATCTCGCCACGAAACGAAACATCAAGTTTCTTGATAACAGATTCAACAATCTTAGCGGCGCGTGAACTAACACCGCATGACAGCCATACTCGGTTTCTGATGTTTATCAGATCTTGTAGCGTCTTCTTGAAATCCGCAGCAAGAGCTAAATGTTCTTCATGCGTTAATGGTTTCAGTCTACTCATCGTTTACTTCCTCCAACTCCTGTTTGTACAGGTCTACTAACTTTTGATGGTGATTAACTTTACCTTGCAGCATTGCGTACATCTTTTTCTCAACTTCAGATCCACGCAAATGCACTACTGACATCTTGTTTACTTGACCGACTCGTTCAATACGTGCAATACACTGTAGATATGTTTCGACTGACATCACCGGAGACCAGAACACTACCGTGTCAGCAGCCGTCAAAGTAATCCCATGCGCTGCCGATTGCGGTTGAATGATTAAGACTCTTGGATCTGTTGCTGTCTGAAATCTGTTGATGATGTCAGACCGTTGCCGTGCAGAAACTGATCCTTGGATGACCTCGTTCGTTATGCCTTCTTTCGTCAGGAATTCCCCAACGATGTCGATAGCATGTAGGAACGGCACGAATACTACAACCTTGTTTGTCGTTTCTTCAAGCACTTCTTTGAGCGCACTAAGACGCGGCGAGATGTCGAACTGCACTACATCGTGCTTGTCCGTGTACACCGCACCTGCTGATATCTGTAAAAGTTTATTAAGTGACGCTGCTGCATTTACAGCAGTGATCTGTTCGCCTGCTGCTTCTATCAGTAATTGCTTTTTTAACTCATTGTAAAATTTCTGTACCTGTGGCGTTAGCGGTACATCACGTGTCTGATAAACAACATCAGGCAGATCAAGACATTCTTTCTTTGTATATCTGATAGCGGGTTGCAGCGCACGAAACACCTGATCAGTAGAGTCTTGCTTCGGAACCCATTTAAACTTACTGATCTGCACCATTACCCGGTCGCGCCAAGCCGTTGAAAACTTTGGAACTCTTATGGGCGTAATTAATTTGGCTAGGCCGAATGCGTCCACCGGAGACTGAGCGGCAGGGGTACCGGTCATCATCCACAGCCATGTCGTAGGCTCAACTAACTTTGCAAGAATCTTCCATCGTTTCGTGTTCGGACTCTTGTACGCATTGGCTTCGTCAACGATGATCAAATCAAACTTGGCCTGTTGAAGTTCTTGAAGAACTATCCCGGTGCCGTCGTAATTAATCACAGTGAAGTCATAGTTCTCGTCAATTACTTTCTTACGCTTTGCTGATGACCCATGTGCGACACCGCACGTACGATGTATAGCAGTCTTCATGATGTCGGCTTGCCATGCCGAGTACATGATTGAGAGAGGGCAGATAATCAAGGCTTTCTTGATAATGCCTTGGTTCATCAGGTAGTCAGCCGCCCAGATCGCTGCCGATGTCTTGCCTGTTCCCGCCTCGTTGAAGCAGAACGCCCGCTGCCTGATGCTCAAGAAGTAAGCCGTGTCTCGCTGATGCGTGAACGGCGTGTAGAACCCCGGCCACGTGTAGTCACGTTGCATGGGCGAAGGAATCTTTGGAATGTTTTGACTTGGTAGAAAGTTATCTAAGTACGAAGCGAGGGTCTTCATCTCGCCATGATCCCAACAAACAAGCAATTCTTTGCTGTGCTTGTTGTCTTGTATTATTTCGCTGCGTTCTAAACGTGATGTAATTTCAGAGGCAAACGAATTTGATGCAGTGAATTTCACTGCTGCGTTATCAACTATTTCCATACTGTACCTACTGAGTTAGAAGCCCGTATCGTGGGCCAGACGGTTGACGCCTAGGCAGGACTTGGTAGCAAAAACCTATCGCCAACTGACGCAGTTATTCTGAGGGAAAGTGGGTGGGGGAACCCTCATGCACACTTGCGTCTAGTGCTTCACTTCATCGACCCGCTTGCTGTTCTGCGGAACGAACGATTCTTAGAAGGTGACTGTAGCCTAGTCCCATCGCCGTTGCTACCTCCTTTTGAGAGTGCTTTGACATGGGCAACGTCCTTACCCTTTCGGCTAATACCTTTCTTATCGTAGGATCTACGCGCTCGCTGGCGCTCCATTCGATTTTCGTGTTCGCCTCTTTCGACCTGCTGCTTGTACTCTTTTTTGTACGGACGGCTTTTGTTCACGTACGGCATCGTAGTTCTCCATTAAGTCTGCTGTTTGATCTAGTACATCTTTAATGTACTCGTGAAACTTAAAGTTAGCATTAAACCTGTCGGCAAGTTTGTTGTACATGGTCGTAAGTTTTCTGCATCGACCCATTTCGTATGCACGGGCTGCACTAAAGTGCGCCACTTTTTCTTCTAAATTCTTTATCTCACGGCGCTTCTTTGCGAGTAACAGTTGAAGTTCCGCTATCTCAATGTCCTTGTCATCCTCAATCATGCGCTACCTCTCTCTATAAAAGTTACAGGTGTTGACAGGACACCACCCACATAGCGGCCCCGCCTTCGGGAACCAGACGTTGTTTTCATACGCCACTTCAAGCCGCGCTAGATCAGGAAAAAAGTTCTGCCACAACTTGTTAATGTCCTTCCTGTTGTACTCTTCCGTCACGAACGTGTTGTGCATCACGAACAACAGCCCCGCCTTTATGTTCTGCACCTCGGGGAAGTGTGCGTAAGTCATCAACGCCATCAACTTCAACTGCTTTGGATCAGGGTATCGGTTACTGCCTGTCTTGTAGTCCACGATGTAAGCATCGGCCCCATCGACGATGAGCAAGTCAACTATGCCTCGCACCCACCTAGTATCGGAATCAAACGCGCATGGCTCCTGATCCTTGGTCAACGCCATTTCATGTTCGCAGTATTTCGTACCGCCAATCTCCAGCAGTGCGTCCAACTGTGGTTTAAAACGCTCATAGTTCTTGGCTAGACGAACACCGTCCCGCACGTAGTCTTCACATGCCTTATGAACTTCTGTCCCATACAGCATCTGGTGCGTAGTCTTTTTCTCAAAGTCCTTCGCTACCTTGGTGTGGTAATACTGTTTAGGACAATTAATGAAGTCCTTCAAACTGCTGAACGACCACTGAATCACTAGCAATCCCCGTAAGACTCGCCGTATTTGGCTTCGCAAGCCACCGGCAATCCCGCAGCCCACTCTGGTGGAGTAGACATGACCTCCGTAATAAACGCAACGGCCTTGTCTAATTCATTCTTGGGCGCGACGATTACAGCCGCGTCATGCACCGTCAAGACCGGACGATATTTTTCCCGGATCTTGAGCATCTGCTCACCGACGATGATACGGGCCAAGGCTTGAACGATGTTCTCAACCATCGCCCCGCCCCATATCGAAGTTATCCCTCGTCGTGATTTGTAAATGTACTTCTTGTCGCTTAAACGCAGGTCTGGGTATCGTATAAACAATTCATTTGGGAGACGGATGCCGGAGGCTGTGACAGCTATTACCCCCTCTTTACCTATCGAGTAAGGGCGTAATTGATGAGGCCAAGACGCTAGGTGCGTTAGCGCACTATCACATTCACGCCACAGATCCGTGATCATGTGGTTGGACTCACGGTACAAGTCCACGATGCGTTTGCACTCTTCTTCGGGCAGGTCAGCCCCCGGCGGCTGAGTCTTCAGCGTGTGCTGCAACTTCTTTGCCCCGGTGCCGTAGCCGAGTCCAAGGATGCAAGTCTTACCGACGAACCGTTCGACCGGATCAGCCTTGGTGATGGGCTTCTTGTAGACCTTGGATGCGAAGATCGAATACACATCCTCGCCGTTGGCAAACTGCCGGGTCACATCATCCTGCCCTGCAAGCCATGCCAAGACCCTCGCCTCAATCTGAGAAGAGTCACAGTTGATAATGACATGGCCTGCCGGGGCCATGATCGACCGCTTCAGCGTTTTCTTTTTCTTGTCACGGCTTGGGAGATTCTGGAAGTTGACCGAATCAGTCCCGGCCCAACGACCTGTGTGAGCGCCGTAATACTTGAGCGGGATAGGTAGCCGACTGCGATTCCTAGAACCAATCCCGATAAAGCGTTCAATGCGTGACTCTTCTATGGTGGACTTAGTGCCGAGTCGCACGGCACATAACTGTTGAACGAACGGGTCTTCGTGTTCTAATAATTCAATAAACCCTTCATCGTTTTTGGCAAGTGCGAAAGTTTCCTTACCTGTAGTTGGACTAATTTTCATTGGCACCGGCACGTTCAGATCTGCCAGTACCGCCGCGAACTGCGGGTTGCTTGCCAACTTAGCCCGAACTTCCTCTTCGGTAGCGCAGCCTAGTCTGCCTTGCAATCCCGCCAAGAGTTCACTCTTCTCGTTCTTAACTTCTTCCAGTCGCTCGACCAACATCGCGTCGTTCACTTCCAGTACAGGAATCGTGTACATCCGCAGCGTCATGTCGATCAGATCTAGTTCCGATGGGGGAAAATAATCTGATATAAAAGTATTAAACAAGGCAAAAGTAAGGCTGACATCATTAATACAATAGCCGCCATAACGATGAAGATCGGCAGGAGTAAAATCCTGACGGCGTTTCCCAAGAGCCTCAACCACTTCGGTGCCTTTCTGTCCAAGCCCATACATCTTCACCAAGTTTGCTAATGATCCGCTTACATCAACTCCATGCTTGGCCCTCGCCATGCACAGCGTATCGAAGTAGTAAGCAGGAACGATGTTAAAGATAAACGATAGTATAGCCCCGTCAAACATGGTGTTGTGACAGAGCAGCGCCGACTCCGCCCAGTTGATCTGATCGAGTCGTGCTTTAATTTCTTTATGGGTGCCAGTAATCCACTCTGGCTGGTTGTCGTCAATTTTAATCGCAACGCCAATGACTTCAAACAACGGACTACGGATGTATTCTTCCGTCGTTAGTTTAGTCAGGCTGAACTGCTGCGAGTAATACGTCTCAAAGTCAAGTGTTACGAACGCCACGTTTACCACCCCTTTTAAGTTCTGCTACCTCTTCCCGCAAACGTCTGATCTCGTAGTAGCACTCCCACAGTACGCTACCTACCGTAAGAAATTTAAACTCAGTCGTCGTTGATGCGTCGTTGACCTCACGGGGAAGTTCACGTATCAGGTCAAGCACATCGTCTTCAGTACCCATTTGTAAGACTCTCTACTACTGGTGAAACTTTATAGTCTCTACTAAAAACACTTTTATCCAAGGCTTTGGGTTCGATCTTCTTGTTCAAGTAGTCAATCCCGGTGAACTGTATGTACTCTTTGAGAGACCTGCGAGTGCCAAGTCCATATATACCACAGTTGTCGCCCGTTACTACACGCTCCAATCGCTTAAATGATTTAGCGTTTAAATCTTGCCAAGTAGTCTGCTTCTTCACGCCGTCATCCCAGAAGCGTTTCTTGTACGCAGAAATGTAGTAGTGATAGAACATCAACGGCGAGATGTGAAAGATGTTATAGCCATGCGTCCATGACCTGAGAGCAATACTCTGCTCCTCGCCCTCAAAGAAGATATGCGGATCATACGGCACTTCTTCTGCCCACTTACCTAGTGTGAATAGGCATCCCGCCGCGACCATGTAACCCGGCACAAAGTTCCTCTTGGGAACGTAATCACACTGTACGCCTACGAAGTAGTTGTCCTTGAATAAAGCATCTTTCTGGACAGGGCGACAGACTCTGGTGAGCGTTGCAAACTCGTTGGCATCTCTAAGTTTTTCTACAGGATTGTTCCTGATGTCGTCGTCCTTGGCTTGCAAAGCGTAGGGCATGTTCGTAATTAATGGTCTCTCATGATGCTCCATGAGATGCTTCATGGCCGTATGCATCAGGCCATCCCAACCGGGATCGAACCCGATGTGAGAGTCTAGTTGGAAGTAGTAGTCTTCGTTGTTCCACAGAGTCTGCCCGACACTCCGCGCCCAACAGCAGCCACGGCTCTGCTCGGGATCAACACGCAAATACCGTATCTGATTGCTAAACGGCAGGTCAGATGGGTTAAAAAATTCTTTATCATAGGACTGCTCGACTATCCCGAACACTAGCGAATCCTTGTGCTTAGCGTTGTCGTAAGCATCCTTGATAGTCCACGCCAGAAGCGGATCACGGTAGGACGCAATGCTGATGAAGATCTTAGGGGGCATTCCGTTTTCTCAGGTGTTCTATCTCTGCCTTCAGCACACTAATCTCTTGTGCCAGAAGGTTAGCCTCTATCTGATAGCCCGCCCTACGAATTGCTGCTAAAGCCTCGTCAATCTTCGCTTGCTGTGAGTATTTCCACGGTTGCAGTTCTATCTCACGCTGCCACGAACCCGGTGGGGAGACGTTATCTACGGTCATAAATACACCGCTCCCACGATGCAGCCCACGGAAAAGCACACCACTGCCAACATAATCTCAGCAGCGATCATGTCGGTCTTGGCAGACTTCTCATCCAGAAGTTCTTTCTCCAAGTCGCTAATCCGCTCGTTCAGTCGGTCAACGATGTACTCATTTGGCCTGTTCACTTTCCTTCCTCGTCTGGTCGCGCACCAACGTCAGTAGTTTGCAGATCACGTGCGTTTGCGAATGCATTTGTTTAGCCTTAGACATCATGTCGTACTCCAGTGCATACATTTGGATGATGTCCCATCGAATAATTTCTAATTGACCATCGTCACCTATCTTTGCCCAGATTGTGTCGGGCATAGCAACTTTCTTTATATGTTCTTCGGGGACGATTAGGTACGCCTCGTCATCTTCAAGAATTTCTTTTTTAATTTCAGACATCTCATATCTCCTTGGCTACTGCCATCCACTCTTCAGCGTACTCAGCATTCTGCCAGTCTTTAAACCACGGCCCGCCGCGAGTGAAGTGAACGGCTTGTGGGTTCGGGCAATCGTCCTTCGTATGCCATCCTTCTAAATAGTTATAGGCGATGGGTAACTCACCGATACAAGAGTCCCACAGGAACCGTAACTGATGCAGCCACATACCCGGCTCACGGTTTACAACCTCGGGAGTCAGCGCCTTCACGTGCAGATGCCCGCAGTTCCACAAGATCATGCTGCTCCAATTCTTGCGCGGGTACTGATGCTGAACCTTGCCATCCATCTTGTGAGATTCTTTCGGCTTGTAGTCGTGCTGTACGACACACGCACCAAAGTACGGATTCATGTAGTCCTGCAATGCAGCAATGTCGCCTCGCCAGAGAAAGTCACAGTCCATGAACACCGCCCACCCTTTGTATCCTGCAAGGTGCGGTACAAGAAAACGAGTGAAAGAGAACTCCGTCGATGACAGCGGGTCATGCTCCCGCCAGTACAGGTTCCTCTCACGCATCTCCTGTTGCTTAATCGGCTGAATGTCTAAGGGAATGGACGTATGCCTGAGAAGTGACTCTTTGCATACCTGATACGCGATGTCCTCGCGGCTGTCCCAACCAATAAAAATTTTCATAATTTCCTCAGTATCCAATCGTCCACCACACGATCCACTACCTTGTACTTCAACTCCCGCATCAAAAACCGCACCGCTGCGTGTGGGCCTTCTTCGGAAGGAGCGTGTTTTTCTTTCTGCTCAACGATGATGACAGGATCGTTCTTGCGTAATGTTTCTATCCCACCTTTGATTACGTCTAACTCATACCCTTCAACGTCAATCTTAATAAAGTCCACGTTGTCAAAATGATAATGATCCAACGGCAGCATCTGAATAGAACCCGCTACGCCCCGCACCACCTTCGCCATACCTGTGTTGTCTGGTGGGATTTCTAGGGCAACCGCTCCTTGCCCTTTGCCAAGTGCAATCTCATGGACAGTAGCCTTTGGCGCGTTCTTGGTAAGTAACTCCAAGAACTCTTTGCACGGCTCAAACGAATGCACAGTCTGAAACTTGTCTGTAAGTTCCCTTGACCAAAGCCCTACGTGTGCGCCGATGTCCAACGCTATGCGAAACTTCTTGCAATACTTCAATGCCGTCTGACGGTGAACAGGTTGGTACTCTGGCGTACCTGCTAACTTAAAATACTCGCTCATGTGAGTATCGTTATCGGGTAGCCACCATCCTTGTACTTCTTTCATGACACCATCTCAAAAAGTTGCTTACGAGTTGGCCCCTTGTAATGCATGATCTTGGCTTCTCCAATATCAAACTCTGGTAGGCACCCATACACAGACTCAGGCATCGTACTGCACTTGTATTTTCGTGAACGCTTCTTTTCTTTAGCGTAGCGTTTCAATAACTCCTGATCTCCGTACCACTTGCGGTACTTGGGGTCTAAGTCATCAAACCATTCAAACATTTCTTGCCAAGGCTTTCCGTCTCTCGTAGCAGTAGCACAAGCGATAAATGGATACACTTCGTCGATTGTTTTACCGGCGTACTCATCAAACCTGATACCACGTTGATCGATGTTAAACATTGCTTCGCCTTGGAATTCTCGTCGGCACATGACAACGCCATTGCCATTTAAAACATCTTCAACTACGACGCGATCTCTGAAGATCATGTCTGTGTCAATGTAGAGCGCGGGTACATCCAAGTTTAATTGAGCAAACGCTTTAACTCGTGATGTCATCAGTTCTTCACGGTTTAAATCGTACTCATGGCGTTCAGTTATGCCCATTACATCTGGCGTATCTTTATCCGTCAGCATGATGACGTTGGCATCAGGGTTGTACCGCAGCAAAGACTTGACCATCTTCTGTGGCGCAGAGATGTCATCACCGATGTGCATGAACACAAAGTTGTCTCTGACCCTCTCCGCATTGAAGTTCAGCATCAGATCCAATTCATCCTTGACTTGCTTCAACTGCAAGTCCCACGGCGCGTTCATGTTCTCGCGCTGATAAATCTTGACCCCGCTGTACCACATACTCTCGTTGCCGAAACGGTTGTTCCAGTACCAGAGTTTGTTGGCATCAAGCAGTAAAACATCTTTACCCATCGCCCCTGCCAGATGCACGGTCGCGCACGACGGCGAGATAACAACAGAGCAAATCTCAATCAACGCTGCTACGTTCTCCAGATCAAGAAACGTATCAATATGTGTCGTGATCAGGCTTGGATGAAAGTCCACGCCTTCCTTTTGTGCTTCACCATACTGAAGATTGATGAACTTGAGATACGGTGTATCAAGTATGGGCTTGAAATCCGCAAGTGGCACAGACTTGTGTTTACCAATTACGGGAGCCGCGCTTGTCCAAGAAAGTCCTACAACAAAATCATCGTCCCGCAATTTGTACTCTTTGCGTAAGGCTTTCACACGATCAGGATCAGCCTTGATGTATGCCATTGAGACATTAGGCTGAATGTCACGTACTGATTTAATGAAGTATTTACCCATGCTCGCAATCGGAATGTGCGAATCATGTTCTTTCATTTTAATTCGTGCATTGTGAGACAGGAACGTGACGTTCTTTGCCCTGCACCCACGCTGAAGCAGATTCATCAGGCGTAGATCAATCAACACGGTGACATGTTCTACCTCACGCGCTAACGCTTCGATAAGCGATGCGTACAGCAACTGATCACCAATACCTTGTTCACACCATACAAGCGGGCGCTTCAGCCCTTTGCCTCGTTCCCATTGAGGATGCTTGGTATGAAGTGTTGGAGATTTAAATGACTTACTCCCCCACCGCCGCTCGTAGCCTTTCCACCCGGCTTCAAAGTCACCCATCTGAAGGGCTAAAAGTCCAACAGTCCATGCAGCGTCAAAGTTGTCGGGTTCTAAGCGAGTAGCAGCCTCAAAATGTTTTCGTGCTTGTTCCCACCGATGCATCTCCCAATGGCACCGTCCCATCTGCAATTCAACTGCCGTGACAATCGGAAGTGCCAAGTGAACATTGTTTAAGATACTAATCGCTTCGTCGTACTTGCCCTGTTCAGCCGCTTCAAACCCAGTTTTGTAGATGACTTGAGCAAAGTCGGGTAGCGTTTGCTGTTTAGATTTAGTTTCCTCGCTCACCAGTATTCTCTCCCACCACGCTTCGCTGCCCAGTCAGGGGGCGGCACTCGCATCCTGTCGCGCTCTACGTCCCACAACCATCTACGCCATGCATTCTTTAGCCATGTAATCATGTGGCCTCCTGCGGAACGATCTGAAGAAGTGAGAAGGGGATAGAGATCGCGGTCTTCCTGCCTTCACGTGGGTAGATCAACGCTCTAGCGTAAGACTCCACCATCATGGCATTGACCACGCCTTTCTCAACGCCCTCAAAATCGTCAAACACAAACACCGTGTCATCGTGAATGATCTTAGACAACGGCTCGACATCGTTCTGACTTAGACGGCCATCAAGGTATACAAGATCGACCTTCACATTTTTTGATGCCAAGTCAGCAAACATTTCATGGGATGGCTTGTTTGGGTATTGAACAAACCCTTCATCGTTCAGATTGATATCGTTGGAGTAGTCGCACGTGTAGATGTAGATCGGATCACACGCAAGCATCATCGTCCGTGTCGATACGCCAATGAACGTACCCACTTCGGCAATGTGCCTCGGATTAAAAAACTTCGTGACTTTATAAAGTTCTACCGCATCGTCATACGGCACAGAGCCTGTCTTGTAGTCAGCCTGCTCACGCAAGTGCTGCTGATCTTCAATGATCTTTTCAATAGCCTCAAAAGGGAAGTCACCGACCTTCTCATCAATGATTCCCCATACGATATCACTTAGCCGCTTGCGGCCTATTAGCACCGGATTCATAACCCACCTCTCGTTCAGCCAACATGGTGTCGGCTATGCTGTAAGAAATTTTTGACGCTTCGTCGGCAGACATGGCGACTCCGTGAGACGCTAACAGCCCTTGCATTGCTTTGGCTGCAAAATAGTCCCGCAGAGTCATGCCATGTCCCCACCATTTCAAACGCTCCGCTTCCAACTGAGGGAAAGCGAATTCGTTTCTAGGTTTCACGCATCTCTCCGCGCTTCGATCTCACGATCCAAGTAGAAGCGGGCCTTCTCCAAGTCCTGTAAAGGATCAGAATCTACTTTCTTACCGGTACGGCTGATGTACTTGACCACGTTACCCAGTCGGTAATTAAGATCTTTAGCCTCAATGAACTTCAGCGTGTCTATGCCACCATCGGTGTAGTGCGGGGGACGATTGACAAGATCAAGTTTCTTTTCTGCCACATCCAACTCGGCAAGCAATTTCATGGCCGTGTTTTTGTGTTGTGGTTGAATGATTAACTTCGTCGGCTTCTTCTCAATCACATCCAAGGCTTGCTTCATTTCTTTCACAGCCTTGACGATCTTCGACTTCTTTTTCTTGGGTGCGGTCTTACCTTTTTTATCAATCCAACGCACGTAGTACACGTACGCCTCGCTTGACTTTGTGGCCTTTGCCACTTGCTTGATTGAGTTCCCCTTGCTGAGAAGGGACAGGATCTTCTTTGCTTTGGACATGACTTAATAACTCCTTGCGTAGGTTCTCTACGTTTGTTTCATCAACTATCAATGCGATGCCACCGGCTTTACGTATGTCATCGTGGTTCTTCAACTGAAGTGCGGTGGCCTTCCCACCGTTTGCTTTTGTCTCTATACCATAAAACAACCCGGCGATACAAATAATAAAATCTGGCGCTCCGCTGTTCCCGTAGCCCCCTGTAACTGGCATCACGTAGTAGGCGTTCAGATCAGCAAGAATCTCTTTGACGCGCTTCTTTACTTTGGCTTCTGGAGTCATGGTTCCTCATGGCAATCAGCGTATTAACTAATACGCTAACTAACCACGGGGAACTTCGCCGCGCAACTCCTCTAAGACTTTTTCTGGCAAGACCAACACGTACTCGCAGACAGAAAACCGCCAACCGATATCTTTAGATGCCTCTGGATACTCGGGTAAAAACGGGAAATCAAACACAGGACTCCATGCTCCTATGTAATTCCCATCTTTTTTCTGCCAATTCCATGCGTGGATCATGGCTAATTTAGTTCTTATATGATCGGGCAACTCACTCAAGGGCAGCATCCTGACCATGCAGTCGCCCACATGGATGTGCAGATTATTGTCAACAAGTTCGGCGTACACCCGCTTGTTGCCATCGTGAAAAGGTAGTGGATCGTGATACATACCTCACCTCGGCAGGATCATTACTTTCCCCCAACTCGCCGCACCGATATCCATCCAGATCTGCCTCTGGTCAGCCTGCGGAATCAGAGAATCTGCGTTCCGGTGTACCTTCAGCATCATCAGCGCATAATCTAATTCACGACGGTACTCTTCAGGGATGGCGTCATAGCATGGGTACCACTTGGGCATCAGCGAGAATGGTGCAAAGTCATGCGTCTCACCATGCGGCAGAGAGTCGCCCCACTTGTAGATATCCAACCCTGCAACCGCACCATCGGGAAAGATCGCGCCCAGTATGACACCGTGGTTGACCTCGTTGATCAACACCCACTTGCCTTGGTCGAAGAAAGTTTTAGTCTTCTCAATAGCCTCTTCAAACTTGTTGTTGTTTAGCGTGTAGTCGTTGTACTTGCTGTCGAAAGTTTGGCGCATATCAGCGGGCATCTGGAGCATGGTGGTCTTACCCATGACCACGTTGGACAAGAACGTAGTGATATCAGAGTCGTACTCAACTGTCGGGCGGCTCGACACGCTGCGACCGTACGCCCTGTCCACTAACGTGTCTGAGATAGAGCGCAGGACATTCGATACAGCACGTATCGCATCAGTGGAAGTACGTCTCAGCCATGATGCTGCTACGTGATCAGAGTTCTTGGACAGTTTAACCCGGAGATAATTTGCGCTTGTACTACTGATTAGGACATTACTCGACGGCTCGGATACACCATCGCTCGTCGCTGAGAAGTCAAACGTGCCACGGTTGCACCTGACCTTACCCACCATGAAGCCTTCCGGTGTAGTAAGTACCGCAGACATGATAGTTTCTTTCGGATCTGCACTCGTAGAGATCTGACTGTTGACGATGTGACCGACACGAATCTTTCTCTCGGTGGTGTTGTACATGGTCGCCACGATGGGGAACAGCGGAGAGCGGATGAAACTCTGCTTCTCTATGAATGAATGCTGCCCCTCAAGGAAGAGATCGTCGGTGTTGAATTTGATTCTGGCCTTACCCACTTTCATAACTCCTATCGTTGATTGATATCTTTACCATCGAGCCACACTTCGATGCCGTTACCAGAGTATGCACCGTCGTTGCCTCGCTCAAACTTAAACGCATCTACCCTTGCGTACTGCATCCACTCGCGCCCGGTCATGTGAAACTCCTTGGCCTTCTTGTAATCCCAACCGTAGAGTTTCGTGCGTGGTGGAAGTTTGTCTAGTTTGTATTTATTCACGTTTTCCTACCCCAACTCAACTGGGGCGCGATCTTCAAAGTCCACCCAACCTTTCAGCACGGATGAGATTGAGTACGTACCGCGATACTTCGTACCTACCCATGCAGAAAGTTTCTTGTCTCCCATCTGCGCGATCTTATTCTTCGCTTCTTCCGCTGCTTGTTCCCACACATTTTCGCTAGGTTTATTACCCTTGACCTCGCTCTTTACCAGACTTATTGAATTGTTCTGGTGGTCATAGACCACAAATGTAACTTTCATCTCACATCTCCTCTGCCAAAGTCCACTTTTGAGTGTCCATAAAAACCTCTTCAACCCATACAGCGTTAGGTCTATGACCACTAAAGAATGATTCAGTCCATTCGTCAGTGGTTTGTGTAATGGATTGAATGATCTCGTCAGCCTTGTCACTTTCGATGTCATCTACTCCATCAAACTCAAACACGACCAACACTTGCATCTTCTTACCCATGTCACATCTCCGTATTAGTTAATACGCTAATCGTTGATCTGAATCTTGCCGCCCTTCGGTGGCACGAAACTCTGCAACCCGCCCTGCGTGATCAGCCACAACGCCGGGATGTCCACTCGCCATTTGATATCGTCCTCCAAGTACCCATCGGTGAAGACAATTACACAGTCAGCAGTCAGGTTCTTGTTGAGGATGTAATCACTGACGCTGCTAACTCGCGTGCCGCCTCCGCCCATCGGTTTGAGCAGACTTGTGATGTTCTCGTAATTACCCTCGAACACCTGCTCGCCATGCACCTTCGTATCCCACCACAACACACGGATACGCTCGGGTGTGACGCTCTCACACAGTTCCCGAATGTGAGTCGCAACCTTGCCAATGTCATCATTGCTGATAGACCCTGACGTATCGATAGCGAGGATCACTTCGCCCACCGTCTCGTTGATTGACGATGGCAAGTAGTAATCATCAGCCAGTCGATGCTTGTTGAACCTACGCCATGTCAGTTCATCCGAACCGCGTACCGCTGACACCCAGAATTCTTGCAGCACTTCGCGCCAGTCAACCTGTGGTGCCATGAGTTCTTTGATGACGCGGGGGATCTTCGCGCCAAACTTGCCCGCCAGAATGCCGCCTTGGTGGATGGCATCATCCACATCGCGCTTGGCCTGACCCTGCTGCTCCTCGGTCATGCCCTCGTACGGCTGATCGTCATGCTCATCGAATGATTCTTGTGGGCGACCGCCACCCTTGCCGCTTTCGCATTCCTTCTTCAAATACTCGTACACACGACGGACAGACCACCCGTGAAACATCGGGTCGTAGAAACAATTATCAGGTAGGGATGCAAGTTTCGGGTGCGACTTGTTGATCTCCATGATGATGTCATTCACCACGTAGTCCATCGCAATGTTAGCGAGCCGCCCGTTCTCCTTCATCAGATCACGGTGACGGGGAATATGCTTCAGCAACACGTGCAAGTTCTCGTGTAGCACTAGACCTGCGATCTCTTCGTCAGAGAGTTTCTCCATGAACGCACGACCGTATCGCTTGTTGTAGCCATCGGTGTACGCAGTCGGGCATTTACGCGGATCATCCACGATGCTCGACTCACCCATCAGGATCACACCACCGTAGAGACAAGTCTCGGGATGCTTGATCAGTTTGATGTGTGCCTTCTTCAAACGTATCTCTATATCAACTTGCTTCGGTACTGCACTCATAACTTCACCTCTGGATATCTAACTGTGATGGTCGCGCCCATCTCGCGGGTCAACTGCAACTCGGAATAGTCAAAAGTTTTCTTACGCATCAAGGTAGCGAGTATCGTCGCCTCCTTGTTCTCAGGGTAAAACCTGACCGTTCCGTACGTTTCTTTCCGCATTACTACTACTTCCATAGACTCCTCACGGCATCATAAGTTCCAAGTTCTTCATGCCCCACGCCTTGATCTGCTCGTTACGACTGGCGAGTTTGCTGATACGACCCTGCAATGCCATCGTAAAGAAACATTCTTGGACTTCATCGGAGCGGATACGATTCACGAACGTCATGAACGCAGACAGATCGTCCTGCGTTTCGATAGTGTCCACGGCATTGAACATCGTCAGGAACAACGCCGCTGCCTTCTCGGGCATCTGTACATTCTCAGGATCGTTGAGGATGGTCTTCACCGATACCAACTCCTTCTCAAGAGTCAGGAATGCCTCAAACGAATTAGCGAACGCGCTGCCACACGTACCGGCAAGAGCCGCCTTCGTCACCGCTCGACCCAACTTCTCGTAGTTCTTCACCACGACATCAACCTTGGCGAGGGATCGGGGTGTCACGAATGACAACACTCCACGACGCGACGGATTGAAAATAAACTCGTTGTCGTCCTGCCCACCATCAAGGTATGACGCAAGGCACTTCGGGTTCATCGCCACCCATGCACGGATGCTGCGAGAGATACCCTTGTTCGATGCCCAGAGATTCCACTTCACGTGTCGTGGTTTATCCACATTGACCACCATCACACGATTGCCAGCGTGAGCGAGCATCGCATCGCCAACACCATCAGAGGAATGATTAGACGTTGCAAACACGATTGACCCAGCAGGCAATGCTCTATCGCCAATGGTTCTCTCCAACATCAGCCGGGTGAAGAGTGTCTGAAGAAGTTTGTTGGTCTTCATGAACTCGTCGAGCATGATGATCTTGGGCTTGGGCGAATCAAGTTTGAACAGCGACGACACGTAAGACTCTAGTGCCTTGGTGTCATGGTTCGGGATACGCATCACGATGTCAGACAAGTCCATCACCGGACAGTCTGCATAGATATAGTCATACGCATCGCCGTAGCGCACCTCAAGTTCACGCAGTACGCTCGACTTGCCGATACCCGGCTCACCCTTCAGCACCACCGTGATCTCATGACCCACCGTCATGATCAGGTTCGGTACATCATCCAACGAAACAGGATCTTCGATTTGAATAGCCATGCTGCTACCTCACAGTATTAGTTAATACGTTACCAATCGACACAGTTATTGCAGTTACCAAAGAAGTCATCGCCCATGACGGGGATCAGTTCTTCGGGGGGATAGACAAGTATCATCTCGCCATCGATGGAATCTTCGTCATCCACGATCACTACATCACCGTTCCAATCAAACCTAATGATCTTCCCGGTGATGTCTTGGTCTCGCACCTTTACTCTTTGACCAATCTCAAACGACATAGTTCCCCCTTACATCCCAAACTTACTGAGGATGTCATCAATACCTTCTTTGATGACGACACGCTGCGTATCTGAGTTCCGCAGTTTCTCAATCTCCACGCCGTCAAGCAGCCGCTCAAGTCCTGAGCGAGCCTCTTCCAGTCGAGGGTCAGCCGTCAGGTTAAATTTCTTGAACGTCTCACAGAGTTCCCGCGCTCTGTCGAGCGTCGAGTCATAAAGTTTTCTGCGACGGATCTTCACCTCGCCGTTATCGTCGATCACCGTCTCGGTCTCGCAGCAATGCGACAGCGACTTCATGATCTCGGTTAGTTGGGTGGTCTGCTTGCTCAGAATGTCCTCGACCAACCGCTTGGCCTGACGCTCGTAATGCTTAGACATATCTTCAGCCAAGTCCTGCGAGATAGCGCATCGGAAGTCGCCGGTCGGCACCTCGCTCTGAATCAGGTCGATGCTGAATTTGTGTCGCAGTTCAGATACATCGGGATACTCGCTGCGATTGAACATAGTGCCTTGCACAAACGCCATGTTCGACACGATGCTCGGGTACTTGTCCAAGAAGTCATCCACCAGATCGTTAAACTTCTGCACGTGATCGCGGTACTCGGTATGGAACCTAGTCAGGTTAGCCACAGGTAGTAGGCGTTGCGATCCCGCCCAGTCGTACGTGCATCGCTGCATCCAGTTATAGATGGTCTGGCGATAGTTCAGCACCGCCTTGTGTTCGGCGTTCTTGGCAAGGAGATTCTTGACGAACTTGCCCGCGTCCTTGTCTGCCCGCTTCGCTGAAGTTACCTCTTCGCTGATCTCACGATCCTGCACCGTCGCGTTCCATACGTGGCTCTCAATAGAGACCAACACGCACGATGTAGACAGGGACGTAATGTGCTTCGGCTTGTTCAGCAGTTCGTCGCTTACTCCACCCACTTGCATATCCATGTTCAGTCCTCCGTATTAGGTAATACGCTCTTGGTTGATTCGATGTACTTCAATCTCTCGATATGGTCGCGGATATACCGCTGCCATGCGTTCTCGACTAGTAACTTAGACTCGGTTTCTAACTTTAAGTTCCGTAGGTCTTTCAACTTTTTCTCAGACTCACGTAACTTCTTGGTCAGGCCTTCGATTGTGTTATCAATCATAGGAATACACCGCCTTCAAAGTCTCGTCGTTCATCAGCAGTCGCTTCTTGTATCCGTTGCCCACGTTCATGCACGTGAAGTAAAACAACGCACGGCCAAGGTTCCCCTTGACTGTGTATCTAGTCTTAAACGATGACTTGTACCGTCCCACCTGCACGTAGAATTCAGTCTCGCTTGAGTAGGCAATACGTTTGCCGTCCATCTCGCCTACCTTGATTTCGATTTGTTCCATACCTTCACCCTCTTGCTACCTTGTTCAAACACTTCAGCAGCGCCCTATCGGACACCACCACGTAATTGCTCTTATGCATCGGCACGACTGTGTGCCGCACCTTCTTGGCATCAGCCTCGCCACAACGTAGGCAGGTAATGAATCCCGCTTCGACTCGCTTGGCTGCTACCTCTTCCGTTCGACAGACCACGCAGTAATTAGTTCCCACTTGCCACCTCCGTATTACTTAATACGCTTGGCTCGGCTCAGGACTTGCCGGGTTAGCAGGGTCAGGGCGATCAGCCCCGCCGTGTAGTTCATTAGATATATCCACCCGCCTTGCGGGATCATGAAGGCTAGGGCTTGGGTTACGGCTATCGTGGCGAGGATTGTTAGGGCAAACTCCCACGCTCTCTTGTATCCGTTCATGTCACTCTCCTACCGCAGATGCGGTGATTAAATGGTTAATTAAAGTAATCACCCACGCGGAGACTGAAAGATCCGAAAAAACGAACCCAACAGTCTCCACTAGGCTGCTCACTCTTTGGCTTCGCAGCAGTTCTAGGCAGATACTCGGGACGGCTTCGGCTGTTATGCCTCTACCTCATGTCCCTAACGCTGCCGGGTGTATGTTGCCCACCCGTACCGGCTGATGGGTCGCGTGATCTAGGCAGGGATGGATGTCCAGACTTGGCGCGTATTAGTTAATACGCTGTTCCCGTTAGTCCTCTTTTACGGACACCGACCCATGCCGACTTGTCACCACTTGACCCTTCGCGTTGAGTGAGTACATCACCGGGAACTACGCGCACCCGACCCCTTGATATGGGGCCACCGTACCTTGCCATCGGTACGTCGCGGCTCTGTCCACCGCGCCTTACCCTGCTACCGGCTTTCGGCTTGCAGTCTCGGGAACCGGCTCAAACTGCGTATTACTTAATACGCTGCGGCTCGCGCCGTTGTTTTTTGCCTGTTCTATATAGTTAGACAAGTCAAAACGGGAAAAGTTCCCTGAGTTCTGTCGATTTTTGATGTTTTTGGTGATGTTTTTACTTGGAGGATCGAAATGGCGATTTTGGCGTGGCCTGTTACCGTATTAGGTAATACGCTGCGGGGCGTTTTGTTCCAGTTTGTTCCACGGCAAGGGCTGTTTTGTTCCATTTGTTCCAAATGTTCCAAAATCGAAACTTGTCTTTTTCTTCAAAATTCGGGGGTAGGCGGTTTTGCGGGTCTGGCGTAAGTCGTTGTTTTTCCAGAGTAGTAGTAGTAGTAGTAGTATTTATATAGATAGATAGATAGAAGTGGAGGGGGAAAAAAGGCCTTGTTCCACGAAAAGGGGAAAATAGGGTATAAGGGGGAAAATTGAATTTTGCGGGGGGCGTGAGTTTATGACGTTAAGAAATGACGCTTGCCGCTCCCCCTCGCGCTGACCTGCTTAGCCTATTTTTGGAACATTGGAACAAATGGAACAAAACGGTGTTTTCGCTTTATAAATCATGCACTTGCGTTGTTCCAACGTGAAAAGCGTTTTGGAACAAATGGAACAAGGCTCTGGAACAAAGTCTTTGCGTGGCCTCCCGCAAAGAACTGGCATCGCGCAGAGAACTGGCATCGCTAAAGAGTCTAACTGGTATCAGACTAGGAACTGGCTTCACCAGAACTGGTATCGCTAAAGAGTCTAACTGGTATCAGACTAGGAACTGGCCTCGCGGAGCGAGCCGGGCCGGGCCGGGCCGGGAACGGCAAAACCCCGACCACCTTTCGGTGGCCGGGGTCGCGTGGCGCGTATTAGTTAATACGCTGTCAGGCCTTGCGGGGGATCGGTTGCCGGGCTGCGACATGGGGCCGCGCTACCTTGACCAGATTATCAAGGCCGTTCAGTAGGGCGAGCGCGCCGTCAGGCGACTTTTCGGACAGGATGACCAAGGCCTCAGTCACGAGCGCGAGCACGCCAGTAGGGTCGGGAAGTTTCTCGGCCTCAGTCTCGACCGGGGCATCGATAGCGTCGGGTATCAGTTTGGTGACGTTTTGCCGGAACGCGACCCGAACGTAGTCTTGCGCGGCCTTGCGGAGTTTAATTTCGGTATCGTTGAAGGCCTTGGCCGTTTTCTTGTCGGCCGTCCACAGGGTCACATCGTACCGGGTCGCGTCCACAATCTCGCCACCAATTTCGCGTGGGGAAGTGAAGAAAGACTCTGCGAAAATCAGCCGGCCTTGCGCGTCAAACTCTTTCCATTCGTCGGAGTCTGTCACGGCCTTAATCTCGGCCATCGTCGGGCGCTCGGGGAACAGCGTCGGAACGTCGGCACGAATCTGCGCGAACGCTTCGGCCTTAGTCGAGTCGCCCTTGGCGACCTTGCGGAGATTGGCGAGAATATCATTCAGGACAAGATTGGCGATCATTTTGCTACCCTCAGTTACGTGACGCGATATTGCGTCGGTTACGTAGAATTAGACCGGGCGGGTTCAGATTGGTTCCGTGATTTTTAAAAATTTTTAGTGGTATTTTCGCAACCGTATTAACTAATACGCTGTCGCGCCGACGCCACAGGGACGAAATCGGCCAGACCGAGACCCCACCGGTACCCGACCCCCCGAGCAGAAACAGGAGTCCCACAGTCTCACCCCTCCTCT